ACTTACCGCCAAAGGGCGACGTGGCTGATTGGCTCGCGTCAGGCGGTGACAAGGCGGCGTTGCTGGCCTTAGCCAAGCAAACGCCGGTGGTTGAGGTAGCGCCAGAGCCGAAGCCTGACGTGTTTGAGACGTACAACCTCGATTACCTAAAGAATATGCCGCCGGTTGAGTGGCTGCTGGACGGCATCCTAACGAAGCACGGCTTTGCTGTGCTGTATGGTGCGCCGGGGATTGGTAAGTCGTTCATGTCAATTGATTGGGCGTTGTCTGTTGCCTATGGGCGAGAGTGGCACGGCAGGCAAACAAAGCAAAACGCTGTGCTGTACCTAGCAGCGGAAGGCGTTGCTGGCCTTGGTAAGCGCATCAAGGCGTGGCAGGCACACTATGACCGTTACGGCGACGCACCGTTTTACGTCTTGCCAATGGCTGTTAAGCTGCTTGACCAGCAAGAACTCGACAAGCTGATACGCACTATCGACAATTTCAAGCAAGAGTTTAGCCTGATTGTTATTGACACAGTGGCTCGGACACTAGCCAGCACCGGCTCAGATGAGAACGACGCGACGGCTATGGGGCAGTTTGGCGAGATGTGCGGCGTCATACAGCGACACGCTGACTGCGCCGTTCTGGCCGTGCATCACTCTGGCAAGGACGCTGCGAGGGGCATGAGGGGCAGCAGCAGCCTGATGGGTCTTAGCGATACTGTGCTTGCCCTGTCGAGCAGTGAGGGGCGTGTGACGCTCAAGATGGAAAAGCAAAAAGATGCAGAGCCAATAGCCGATGAGCAGTATGAGCTAACGCCGGTGGCTCTCATTGACGACAGCAGCGCGGTGCTATTGCCAGTCGAAATGGCCGACAAGAAACGCGGTGCGAAGCTGACGCCGGGTCAATTGCTGGCGCTTCAAGCGTTGCAGAATGGCCTCATTGATGCCGGTGTGCAGCAGATGTCGCTGGATCGTTGGAAGGATTTGCACAAGCAAAAATGCGACGATTTCACGTCTCGAAAGCGCTCAGATGACCGTGCGGCACTGCAATTGAAGGGCGTTGTGATAATTGATGGTGGTAAAGTGTGGATTAACAAAGAGTTAGGGGAGAATGTGAGATGAGAAAGGTTAAATCTCATAGCAATCTCATAGTGATCGGACTGATGACCGGATATGACGGAGATGAGATCCCCACTATAGGGGGATCTCTTCTCATAGTCCTCGGCATAGGGGAATAGGTAATGGCAAGAGTTAGGAAACCAAGCAAGCAACACTATGCGCCTAGTCAGGCTGTGATGAGGCGACAACAGGATGCGCTGCATCGGTATGATGATCGCGTCAGTGAGGTTGAACGCAAGTGGGGGGTGGATCGCTTGATCTGGGTAGTGGGCGGTAATCTGAGAGATCGCTTTGAGGCTCAGATGGATAAGCTGAATGCTGCGATAGATAGGATGGAAGATGTTGAGCATCAGGTTGACGTGACTTTGCGCGGGGTGGCTGCGTTAGAGCAGGCGGCAATCGCTGCCGGTGTGCAGCCGCTAAAGGGCGAGTGGATCGAGGGCAAGATGCCTGATGGCCGTGTGTTGGCTGTCGTGCCGAATGATTACGAGGTGAGCCGCGTCAAGCGCGACAACCGCGAGATGGTGGTTTACAGCGTTGACGAGATCGGCAGGTTGCTGGCAGCGTGGGATGAGAGCAAGACAGTTGACGCTGTCAAGGCTGTGTTCCCCGGTGCTACTGTTGAAAAGGTGAAAACGAAACTTGAAAAGGAATTGAATGATGAAATCCCTTTCTAGGAAATGGTCAGTGATGCCATCGCGAGCCATCAATGATCGTGAGCTAAAGGAACGCGAGCTGCGGGTGCTAGGGGCGCTGTGTGTCCACACTAACGCGGCTGGTGTGTGTTGGCCGTCAATGGAGACGTTGTGCGCTGTGACAGGGCTTGCATCGCGCCAGAGCATACACAACGCTATGAAGGTGTTGAAGCGCAAGCGGTACGTCAGGCAGCTACAGCCGAAAGATTATCAAGAGACAGCGACAGGCTGGAAGAGCAACAGGTATCAGGTGCTTTGGGATGGAGATGAGGCATTGCCAACATATGAAGAGGTAGACAACGCAAAGCCGTTACAGTTGCGCGAGGATCAGGGAGACGAAGACGTGAAAGAAATAGGGGGTCTGGGGGATCGACAAGTAAACTCTCACACGCACGACGACAGCGCCGCCAGACCGCTAGCAAACGCCTACATCCGCGCCGTCATGCGGGCGACAGGTCAAGTCAGGCTGTACGATAATGAGATAGCACACGCGAGGCGGCTGGCTAATGCTGGCTTCACCGCTGATGATGTCGAGGCTGCAACGCTCAACACCTGTGACAGAGCCATCGAGCGCCGGGCTGGCGTGCCATCGCTTTATGATGTGGCAGTGGGGATGGGGCTATGAAGTACACGGCAGCAAACGTTGGTTTGTCGGTGTACGGCGCGGGCGGCGACACACCCACCACACAGGAAAATCGACCCCTTGCCCCCCGCCCCTCCCATCTATCGATAGGGGGTGCCACACAAAATTTTCGCCCAAAACGCTGCACCGACTGCGACAACGGCTTCATCCGCGAGCCGGACGGCTATGGTTGCGTCCAATGGACATCGTGCTATTCTTGTGGGGGAACAGGAGAGGCCGATGATTGATGAGGGCGATGGATCATTTGAGCGTAAGCTGGCGAACAGCCAATGTCCGCGCTGTCGCAGCTTGATCGAGTTACGGCGCGATGATAAGCATAAGCGCGAATATAAATGCACTGGCTGCAATTTGAAAATTATTGACGTTAAAGGGGATACCGAAGGATGAACAGATACGAATTACTCGACGCCGCCAAGGCCACTGTCGCTGACCGTGGCGAGGATTACGGCAGCATATGGGAAAATCACGAGCGTATCGCCGTTATATGGACGGCACTGCTTGGCATACAGATTGAGCCTGAGCAGGTCGCTATGATGATGGTTGGCGTGAAGCTGGCTAGGCTGGCTGCGACGCCGGAACATCAGGATAGCTGGGTTGATATAGCCGGTTATGCCGCAACAGGATCGGAGTGTTTGAGTGTCAGACAAGCTAACGATTAGGCAGCAGCGGGCGGCGCTCGCGGCTGACGATGAGGGTCGCCGCGAGGCTGTGGTGCAAGAGTTAGAGGCGATTGGTGCCGGTGAGGCGACTGACGTTATCCAGTGGGATGATATGGGGCGGGTAACGCTGACGCCCAGCGATCAGTTGTCGGAGCGGGCGAAGCGCTCGATTAAGAAGGTCAAGGTCACGCCCAATCAGTTTGGCAATACGATTGAGGTTGAGATGCACGATAAGTTGTCTGCCTTGAGGCTATTGGCGAAACATCGCGGGTTGTTAGAGCCTAATAGTGACAGCCAGAAACCTAGTATGATTGGCATCAACATTACAGGGCCAACGACAAAGATTGTGGAGATTGACGGCGATGGCTGATGTAATCGACTTGAAGGAATATTTCAGCGTTAGATTTTTTAAGCGGGATATATTGTGCGGCTATTGCTCACGGCTGACTAGGGGTCGTGTGTATGATGGCGGTGAGGCTATTGTTTGCACTGAGTGCGGCGGGCCTATGCTTGAGCTAGAGAGCGACGATTTTAATGATAATATGACTATTATTTTTGACCCAGAGGCGTAGAATGGCGCGATCATCAAGAGCAACTGACAGATCACCCCGGCGTAGGAAAGAGCCTACCACTGACGCGCTTGCGGGTCTGAATTTGGATTTTTCTGAAAGCCCGACGGTATGGGATTTTTTAAACGACGACAGCTTTGTGCGTGGTCTGATGGGGCCAGTCGGCTCTGGCAAGACATTCGGTTCCTTAGCGGAAGTGATGTTGAGGGCGGTGAAACAGGAACCATCGCCGATAGATGGGATCAGATATACTCGATTTGCAGTTATCAGGAACAGCTACCCAGAGTTACGCACGACCACGATTAAGACGTGGCAAGAGTTATTCCCTGAGAATGTTTGGGGGCCGATGCGCTGGTCGCCGCCGATCACCCATCACATCAAGCTGCCGCCGCGTGATGGCGCGGCTGGGCTTGATTGTGAGGTGATCTTTTTGGCGCTGGATCAGCCGCGTGACGTGCGGAAATTGCTTTCCTTAGAATTAACCGGCGGTTTCATTGACGAGGCGCGTGAGTTGCCAAAGGCGGTGGTTGATGGGTTGACGTCGCGTGTCGGTCGTTACCCGACGCGGGCGAATGCGGGCTGCACTTGGCGCGGCGTGGGGATGAGTACCAACCCAATGGATAGCGATCACTGGGGGCCTCAGTTGGCCGAGAAAAACCCCATTCGCGGAAAATATCCTTGGCAG